TGGATGCTCCGGCATTAGAAGTGGTGAAAATCTACAAAAATTTATGGAAGATTGAAGACAGCTTCAGAGCTCGTCCTGTCTACGTTCGGCTGGAAAATCACGTCCGAGGTCACTTCTTAATTTGCTTCCTTGCTCTGTGTCTGCATCGCTTCTTGGAATACAGGCTAAAGAGGGAAAACAAGAAAGCTACCACCGACCAAATCATCGACGGCTTGAACAATGCTCTGATTGCACTGATCAGTCCGGCCAAAGGTATAGAGCTTTACGGCACGAGCGGATTTAATACCGTAGTCAAGGACATTATGAGTGTCGTAGGCCTAACGCCTCCTCTAACTTATGAGGAGGCAGGATCGTTAAAGAAGAAGATGAGGCTGTATCGCTCTGTCCGAGACTTGTTCGGCTCTACTACAACGAGTTAAGAAATTAAAAAATAGAAGACTCTAGATCTGGCGGGGGCTCAAGGCCTCCGCTTTATCATTCTGGTATTGAAAACGGGAGGTACAGCAGCCGAAAATCAGACAAGCGAGGCTACAACCAACGGCACGCCTAATCCTGATTCTCAGGGTCAGCAGGGAGAATCCACGCTGATTGATGAAATCTCCAAGGCAACTCCTCCCCAGGAGGGGCAGAAGTCTCAGTCTGAGGAAAATACCGAAGAGAGCAAAGAAGAGAAAAAGGAAGACAAGGCGCAAGAGAGCAGCGGAGCTCCTGAGAAGTATGAGGACTTCAAGGCGCCAGAAGGCACGGCCTTAGACGCAGAAGTAATCAAGACTTTTTCAGAAGTCGCTAAGTCTTTGAATCTGCCTCAAGCCAAGGCACAGGAAGTCATTGACAAGCTGGCGCCGAAGTTGGCTGAGCGACAGATTGAAGTGCTGAAACAGACCAATGCGACATGGAAAGATAAATCGCTCCATGACGCAGTGATCGGCGGCGACAACTGGAAGAACACGATTTTTTCAGCTCAGCGAGCCCTGAGAGAGTTTCAGACACCCGAAGGAGAGTTTACTGATCCGGATGTTTACGAACTGGCGACCTTTGCCGGTAATCATCCGGGCCTGATCAAAATCCTCAAACATTTTGGCGACAGCATGCGAGAGGACAAGACAGTTAGAGGCACCTCTAACAGAACTCTCACTCCAGATGATATTTACGGTAAATAAAGGAGTTGAAAATGGCAGACGCATTCACTGGAATGACCCCTGTTACGCTTGCTGAATGGCAGGCTCTCGTACCCGAAGGCAACACTCAGATCAACATGATGATTCAGACCATTCGGGATTATCAGCCGTTCTTCGATCGTGCCACTATGGTGCGTGGTAATGATGGCCAGGGCAAGAAGGGCCTTATCGGAGAAAAGTATCCTGAAGGTCAGCTTGTCGGAATCAACGAAGGCTGGAGCGCCTCCAACGCGGCCGGCCGTGCAGTTCGTTATCCGTCCTGTGTGGCTCGTGACCGCTCGGTTATCGCCAAGCTCATGCTTGAAAAAATGCCGGATAAAGAACGCAACGCATACCGCATGCGAACCGATCAGATGTTCATCCGCGGCTTAACCCGAGGCATGGTTAAACGAGTATTCCAGGGCGACCCTGCAACAGACCCGCGTGATTGCATGGGTTTGGCAAATATCGTTCTTCCTGATCGTGATAATGGTGTTTGGAAGGATTCCATCATTGACGGTGGCGGCACTGGTTCAAATCTGACATCCATTTATTTCGTCAATTGGGATCCGGAGGAGATGACGTGTTTCTTCCCGCAGTATGGCGGAGCCGCTGGCGTATCCATGGAAGCGATCAAAGAGCCCGTCTATGTTCCTGACGCGAAAGGCAAAATGTATCCCGCATATGTCACTGAATTCGGATATGACCTGGGCGTTTTCGCTGGCAATCCTGAAAAGATTGTGCGTATTGCTAACGTTGATCCGACCAAATTCACGACTGACAAGGGCGCAACAGACCTGCTCAAGAAGTTTATTGAGGCACGTCACCGCTTGAAGACCTCCGACTTCTCCAATGTCGGTATTTACTGTACTGATCAGGTGGGCTTGATCTATGACCTCCAGTTGCTTGAAAAGACTAAGTACACACTTGAGTACAAGACTTTTGGTCAGCGTGAATCAATGCTCTCCTTTGGCGGTATTCCGATCTATCAGTACGGCACCGACGTTTTGCCGTCTACTGAATCCAAGATCACGATTTCTTAAGGAGAAGAAAATGATCATTGATCAAAAGATGATGTTTTGTGAAAAGGCAGAGGCCAAAACCGCGATCACGTCTAATGTGCTCGATTTTGTTTCGGATCAGACCTCTCCTTACTTGAATGCTCATGGAATGGTACTCTGCATTTTGACACCGACAGCGATTGCCGGCACGTCCATCACATTCAAGCTTCAGGAATCCGCAGACAAATCCACGTACACGGATGTCATGACCACAAAGGCCCTCACGGCTACAGACCTGAAACAGCCCTTGCTTATTGCTCTGCCGCCGATTCATAAGCGTTACCTGAAGTTGGTTTCCACGCCGACTTCAGTTACCGCCGGAACTATCACCGCCTTTATTGGCAATGACGTTCAGCTGGGTTCCCCGCTCCGCACGCAGGGAGTTGAATTCCCCGCCGAAACAGCGGCAAGTTCTAGTTAGTTAATTCTCTTGTTGCAGAGGAGGAGGGAGGCTTAAAAACCTCCCTTTTTTTATATGAATGAAGTGTCAATTTGCAATGCCGCTCTGAGCTACTTAGGGCAAAAGGGTACGATCACACGAATCAAACCACCTGAAGGAAATCCGAACGCCGAGGCTTGTGCTGAATACTATCCTCAGGCGCTCCGTTATCTGCTGGAAGCACATAACTGGGCTTTTGCTATCAGGCGCGTGAGACTGCCCGAATACAAGAAATATGACGCCGACCTCTATCAGTGGGCGCACGGCTACCAAGTTCCCTCAGATTATTTGCGCACCGTTAAGGTCTATGAGAAAAGCTCACAGGTGGACGAGGCCGGACTTGATTTTGAGATTGAGACGCTCTCAGAAACAGGCTCATTTATTCTCCTAACCGATTCTCCCGCTCCCATGCTTCGATACGTGGCCAGCGTCCAGAACGTGTCAATCATGCCGCAGTATTTCATTCAGGCCCTTGTTCTCCAGCTTGCTAGTTATCTGGCAGGCCCACTGATGAAAACTTCTATGGCGCAGCAGATGATCCAGATGGCCGCTCAAGCCCTGGAGACTGCGAAGTATCAGGATTCTCGAAACTCCATCAGGGTCAAGCATGAATACCTGGCTCCACACCTTGCCGCACGGAGTATTTAAATGTCACTAAAAATCTATAAACAGAGTATCGGAGGAGGTGAGATTTCTCCTTCGATGTACTCCAGAATCACGGACCCTTCATACTCTGCTGGACTGGCCAAGTGCCGCAACATGATCGTGGAGCCCCAGGGCCCTGTAGTCCGCCGCCCTGGCTTTTCAATGGTGCGGGAAACAAAGTATCCAGACCGCAAATGCAGGTTGATCCCGTTCACGTTCTCGGCAACACAAACCATGATCCTAGAGTTTGGGCATCATTACGTGAGATTTCATACCAACGGATCAACGCTGATGAACGGCAATGTCCCGTATGAGGTGACGACCGATTATGACGAATCGGAGTTGTTTGATATTGACTATGCTCAGTCAGTGGACATCATCACGCTCGTGCACTGCTCCCATCCGCCTCGGGAATTGAGACGATATGGGGCGCTTGACTGGCGACTTGTGGACATCACATTCAATACTTCTCTCACACCGCCAACAGGAGTGACAGCTACACAGCACATCTTGCAGTCTGCTACCTATAAAGACGGATATGTCCGGAAGTACGTGGTGACCTCGTGCAACCTGGACAACTCCGAGGAATCCAAGGCTAGCCAGGCGGCCAGCGTTACGTGCAATCCTTATGGCGACGGAGCTTATAACACCATCACATGGAACACTGTTGCAGGTGCCGATCATTACCGCGTGTACCGTGATAAGGGAGGCATATATGGCTACATAGGTGAGACCCGTTCCAACTCGATTGATGACGACAATATCGCGCCTGACAGCTCTATCACGCCGCCAATCTATGATGATGTATTCCTCACAAGCGGCGGCATTACGGGGGCAACCGTAACCGCTCAAGGTTCTGGATATGTCGGTCCGAACGGAGAAATTACGGGGATCGACCTGCTAGAGACACAGACATGGGTAGTCGAGGGATCGGGCAGAAACTTCTATGGGCCTGTAGCACCTGGAAACTGTTCTGCGTGGCAAAGTGATGACGGCTGGGCATTGAACTTCTATGGCGATGGTGTAGGCCTTGTCCCTAATGACGAGATGATTTCTCTGTTCTCGGCCAGCGTGGAGATTTATGACGCCGAAGGATCAGGTGTCGGAGCGACTGCCAAGGCCATATTCTCTTCTGCCTCAGAATGGATCAAGCTCACCAAGCCGACAGGGAATCTCAATTTCTGTTTATATGGTTTCCGCCCAATTAAAGGGATCCAGGTCACGAGCGCAGGGTCCGGTTATAAGCGGCCGCTTTGCAGAGTGACTATCACGACCTGGCCGACATGGACCTGGAGCCGAAAAGCGCTGAACTACAAGTTTGAATTCAAGCGTTATACAGGTGACTTCGCAACTTCAGTAAAGAGCGCAGGGTTCTTAGAGACTTCAATCCGAGTGAGCGATACAACTGGAAGCGGAGCCGTTCTTGAGCCTGTAATCTCTGGAGGAAAACTGACAAATGTCATAGTCAAGAATCCAGGAGCGGGCTACACTAACCCGACCGCGACACTTATTTCAAACTATGGCTCAGGCGCTCAAATCTCCCTGACTGTTGCGAATGCTGGAGACTACCCAGGATGTGTTTCTTACTTTGAACAGCGCAGATGGTTCGCTGGCAGTCGCATGAGACCGCAATATATTTGGGCAACGAAGACGGGCACTGAAACAGATATGGGCTACTCCCTCCCGTCCCAATCCACAGACAGAATCAAAGTTAGGGTAGCGAGCCAGGATTCAAACAGAATCCGCCATATCGTCCCCTTGTCTCAGCTCCTTATGCTGACAGCGAGCGGGGAATGGAGAGTTAGTCCTGTAAACTCGGACGCCATCACGCCTGAATCTATGAGCGTGCGGCCTCAGTCTTATGTCGGCTCCAGCCAGACAAAACCGGTCCTTATCAACAACACGATGATCTTTGCATCAGCTCGAGGCGGCCACTTGAGAGAACTCGGCTACAGTTACCAGGCGGGCGGATATATTACGTCCGATGTGTGTTTGAGAGCGGCCCACCTCTTCGATCATCACGAAGTCGTTGATATTGCATACGCCAAGGCTCCCTATTCGATCTTCTGGTGCGTTAATGACATAGGCAAACTAATCTCCTTTACCTATGTTCCAGAACAACAGGTGGGCGCATTCGCTCAGCACGAGACCGCAGGGGATTTTGAATCCTGCGCAGTCGTGCCGGAGAGCAATGAGGACATTCTTTATGTTGTGACCAAGCGCAAGATCGGAGAGAACACCGTAAGGTTTGTGGAGCGCATGAACGAGTACATCATTGACAAGGATGAAGATTATCTCTTCATGGATTGTGCGGGCACTTACTCGGGCCCGGCCAAGACCGAGATCAGCGGGATTAGCTGGCTGAATGGGATGAAGGTTTCCATCCTAGCCGACGGCTATTGTGTGCCGGATCAAGTAGTGCAGAACGGCAAGATCACGCTAAGAAGAGCGGCCTCTAAGGTGCATGTTGGTTTGCCGTACAACTCTGACATTCAGACCTTACCTCTTGCCTTACAGCTTCAGGATCTTTCTTTTGGTAGCAATCACCGCAAAAACATCAGTGGGGTGGCAGTGAGAATGATTGATTCAGCGAGCATTCTGGCTGGCTCGAGTTTCGACGACCTCTATCAGCAGCCGACACGCGGACGGGAAACACCCGGTACACCGCCGAAGAAGAGGAACGGAGAGTTTGAAGTAGATATCGCCGCTTCATGGACGGATGACGGTCAAGTGTGTATTCGTCAGAGCGCGCCGCTCCCGCTGAAAATCTCCAGTATTACCGTGACCTGCGACGTGGTGTAGTGCGCATCAAACTCTAGGAATCCTCCAATATCTATGCTGAGTTGGAGGATTTTTTATGGCCGGATCAGGTTTTTCTTTTGGCACTTTGGGCCTCATTTCTACAGGTGTTTCAACCCTGTTTAATGCCTTCGGCGCGAAGAGTGTCACGAAGTACAACAACGCTATTGCACAGGCTCAGGCAGACATAGCGAAGATCAACGCGGATACCATGAACTTGCACTATCAGCAGAGACTTTTCGCGGCTGAGGGTGAGTATCAGCGAGAGACAATGCAAGCCGCTCAGATGAAGGCGCGGCAGAAAGTCTCATTAGCCGCTAATGGTGTGGCAATCGGGGTCGGATCAGCTGCGGAACAATTGGCCAGCACGGACATTGTGAAAAAGATCAACCTCAACCGCCTGGAGAGTAACGCAAAGTCTGAGGCATGGGGATACCGGGCAAAAGAGACTGACTACCGTAACCAAGCGCTCATGAGCCTAGCCAATAAGAAGAGCGCCTCCCGAGCATTCACCGATTCTCTCTTAATCGGTGCAGGGAACATGGGAATGGCATTTGCTTACGGCAAATTGATGGATATGACCAAAGCATCCGAATCGGCCGAAAAGCCGAAGGCTGAGGAGCCAATCCACATTGATGCAATCTCCGGAGCAGACCCAGGAATCAAGATTGACGCCATATCAGGTGCACAACCGAACCTGCTGCTAGGCCAGACAGTCAAAACGACACAGCTCTATCCGACAACTAAAAACATCTTCTCTCTGAACTACAGAGGATAAAAAAAATGCCAATCGTCCCTAAGTATGAAAATAACGTCCCAGGTGTTGTAGAGAGCGGCCGAGGTTTCGGCGCTCCCGTTGATAACGTCCGCCCGAGTTTCGACTATGAGAATGTCATGAACCGAGCGCTCCAGCCGTGGTCACAGATTGCAGATAGCGCAGTCAAAATTGAGGCCTATCACCGTGACACCGTTGTGAAAGCGCGGGCCGATGAACAGTTGGACGCTTACAACAAGGAAGTGCAGACAACGCTGTACGATCCAGAGAAAGGCTATTTTGCACAGCGCGGCAAGAACGCGGTTACAGGCTGGGATCAGGCTCAGAGCGACCTTCAGTCTATTTATGACAAGCACCTCAGCCAAATTGATGACCCTGATGTCAAAGAGGCTTTTAAGTCGAATGCCCTTCAGCGCCTTAATTCCGTCCGACAGAAGACCGTGGTCTATCGCAACGAACAGAACATCCGCTGGCGCGCCCAGACCTCTAAAGACCATGCAGACAACCTCGTGGAAGAGTTTGCCTTAGGCGGCTTTACTCCAGACGGTCAGAGAACAATGGCCAGCCTGATGAATGAAATCGACTACCAAGGCAGGATGGAAGGATGGGACGAGGAAACACTGAAACGGCAGAAGAATGCCTATAAGTCTCTGGCTTATGCAGGTGCCTACAGCAATGCTTCTATGGCCGATCCTCTTGGCGCATTTAGGCATTTTCAAGTTGACGGATCAAAGCAGATGTCTGCTGATGTCGGACGCAGAACTTACCAGATGTTATTCCAGCGTTCTGCCCTGCAGCTTGTGCAGATTATGCGAAGACTTAATGGACCAACCGCCGTAGCCCTCACTTCAGGAGCTACTGCGAGGGTATTCGGCAATACGGATCCTAACGTGTTGCGCCAATCAGCGGCTCAGGCGGGCATAGGAACTCCGCCGAAAGTCTCGGACAAGGTTCTCAATACGTCCGGTTACAAGGGCTGTAATCCGTTAAATGTGAAAGTATTCGGCAACAAATGGAAGGGGCTCATTGGGCAGGATGAAAGAGGTCATGCAATCTTTGCTCGTCCTGAAGATGGTATTCGCGCTGGCGTGAAGGTCATTCAGACTTATGCCAATAAGTATGGCCTCAATACTATTGAAAGCATTTTGTCTCGGTTTGCCGCAGCAGATTCTTTGACAATGGGTGCATACGTTGACAACGTAAGCCACGCCACGGGTTATAAATCCAATGAACGATTGAATCTGAAAGATCCTGAGGTCTTAAAGAAAGTCGTCACCGCGATGATGAAACAAGAGATCGGGGATGTACCTTACTCCGAGCGCACGATTATCGCGGGTATCCAGGGTGCTCTGGGAAAAGAGGACATTAACGACTTCTCCGACTTCTACAACACGAAACTTACTGACGAAGAAGAAGCTCAGTATCAAGCCTGGGCTAAGAAGATCGGCCATGAGCGTGATGTTTACGACTATGACCTTAGAGGAGCCTGGAAAGCAGGAGCAGCTCAGGCTGAGAACGGCCACTTCCCAGACACATTCAAGAAGCCGAACCACCACACATTCTCCGAGGAAAGCCAATATGCCGACGGGAAGAGAAATATTGGCGGACGCTGGGTAGTCGAGAACGGCCAAAACATCTTTATTGGTCCGAACGGTGAGCGCCGCGATGATAACGGCAAACTCTTGAGCGAAGGTACAGATCAGGCGCCAAGACTGACGGCAGCAGACCTTGCTTTTAACCCGAAGGTGAAAACAGGGATTGAAGTCTTTGACGCCCTGAACGATCCGGAAAAAATCTGGATTATGCAGCACGCCAAACAAGCTATGGGTCAAGACCTCAAACAACAGAGAATCGAGCTGAAAAAGAATGTGGACAACGCTCTTTCTCTTGCGCTGACCCAAGGAGACATCAGCACCCTTCCGGATATTTCTGACTTCATTGGTGTTTATGGCCAGGATGACGGAGTACGCATGCATCAGGAGGCCGTAAAGCAGGCTCAGCTAAATTCGTACATGTATCAAATGCCTGGGATGTCCAATGGAGAAATTTTATCCATCAGCAAGTCGCTAATGCCTCAGAAGGATGATCCGGAGTACGCGAACAGAATAGAGCAGAAGGCAACATGGGATAAAGCGGCTCAGACAGTCCTTAAAAAGCGAGACAGTGATCCGATGTCTTTTGCAATCAATCATGTCCCGGCCCATGGATTGACGACCATAGAAGACTTTAATCAGCCATTGGCCAAGACGCTAAATGAGGTTTCCAATCGTGTATCCCAATTTCAATCTATCCAGCAAAGTTTCGCTATTGAACCTCAGGCAATGAAGTTGTTCACAAACGAGGAGGCTGCGAGATTAAATGACACGTTGGAAAAGATGAATGCGGATCAGGCCGCTCCGATTGTCTCGGCAATTTCTGGATTTGTCGAGGAACAGGGAGGAGCGGCGGCCTCAAGAACTCTGATTAACCAATTCACCAAAGACGGACGGCCAACAAAACTGAGCTCGGCCCTGGCCCTAGCCACGAGCGCTAATGCAGTCAATAAAGGCTATGTGAAAGAGTACTTGGCAGGGAACGCCTTCTTGACCAATAAAGAGGCTGATCCAGATACGAGCAAGTCAGCAGTTAATGAAGAGATTGGCAAAGAGATTAGAGGCTTGTTTGGCCAGCCTGAAGCAGGCCGCCAGGCCGTTGAATTGATCCGAGGTATTTACGCCAACAGACAAACAATGGACAGTGATAGGAAATCCATTGAAGAAATTGTTGAGGACGTTTACGGAAGAAACGAGGAATTTAACGGAGCTAGGGTCTTCATGCCTCGAAATACGAATGCGTCCATGAGAAGTCTTGTGGCCGTCTTCTCAAGACAAAACGCAAACGACAAAACCAGTGTGCAGTTTAGAGGCGGGAAGACCACGCTTGGAGAGCTCACGGAAATCTTGCCGAAGGCCCAGCTTGAATGCGTGGACGATGGGAAGTATCTCATTAGAGACGGTACAGATTATGTCCGTTATTCCGCCAATCAAGCACCTGTCGTTCTGGACTTTGGCAAAGCCATTGACGCCGCCAACAAGGATCTTGACGTGATTCTGGACGCGGCCCTTAAGACCTCGAATTTAGAGAATGACCAAGATTACGATTACGAGTGAGAATCATGTCGAGCCTTTACAGTTTTAACAATATTGGATACGGCACATCCCGATACCAGCTCGGCCTGGACGGAACTCAGATCCCCGAGCAGAAGAAAGAAGCAGGATTTTTTAGCGGTATGGGAGAGGCCGCCTTGGACATTCTCCCAGCCGCAGGAAACTCAACCTTAGCTGCTGGCCTGGATCTTTTGGGCTCGTTCATGCGAAGTGAACCGAACGAAGATGAAAGCGGGTTCACTCTTGAAGACGCGCTCACCAGCGATGACATCATGAAGGCTCAGGACCTTAAAGAGCAGGCCGCGCAGAAGTTTGAAACGAAAGCAAAAGAGCGCAGAAGTGTGGTTAGGGAGGACTACACGCCCAAACCCGAAACAACGGGAATGGCGGGTCGAATCCTTTACGGGTTTGGTGTAATGGGTTTGAAGCAACTCGGATATTCAGTTATTTCTGGCTTTAACCCGATTGGCGGCGCAATCCTTACTGGTGTTGATTATGGTGTCAACGAAGCAGGGAATCTCAGAGATAAAGGCGTAAAGCCAGAAGTTGCGACTAAGGCCGGTATCACCTCAGGTGTGATGACAGCTGGAGGATTATTACTGCCTGGCGCGGCTCCTGCTGGAAAGTTCAATCCCTCCCGATTGACATCTGCTGCATGGGGCGCAGGTGCTAATGCTGTAATGGATTCTGGAGAAAAAGGAATCATTAATTACATTCTGCAGAATGCCAATTATTCGGACATTGCCAAAGAATACGATCCTTTTGATGTCGCTGGATTGACTGCCTCAGCGGGTATCGGCGGCATTATGGGCTTGATCCTTTTCAATAAAAACAGAACGATTAAATTTAAGCCCACTAAAAAGGCAGAGGAAAAGAAGGGGCCTATCGAGCTGAATACGGAAACGCTCGAATCTTTGCAGAACCGTGACAGAAGCACCAATGCCTCAGTACGGCAGATGAAGGCCATATCCGCAAACCCGCGCTACTCACTTCTAAGAACTTCTCCTTTATTGGCAGAAGGTGCACCTGTCATCACATACGCTGGAGATATTCCTGCAATTAGGCGTGGTCACACGGACACAGCCGCCTCAGGGGACAAATCCTATGATGTTTATTACGCAGTCGTTGAGGCAGATTCTGTTTTAGTTTCCAACGATATTACAGGACATAAGAACCCAGCCTATACAGACCCTAATATTCAAGGGCCTAGAGCTATCGCAGGGAATGGCCGTATTGCCGGATTGCAAGATGCTTACGCTCAGGGGACTGCCGACAAATACAAAGCTGACCTAGCAGCAGACCAAAGAAGAACAGGTATCTATGGCGATGAAATCGCACGCATGGAGAAGCCTATTCTTGTTCGAGTTCTTGATCCTAAAGATGTGACGAAGGACTTAGCGGATAAGACCAACACAAGCGGTGTATCCAGAATGTCCTTGAGGGAGCGTGCGAAGAACGACGCAGAGAGAATCGACCTTGAAAAGCTGGAGTTCGATGAAGACGGCCGCATCACAGATCAGACGGTTGTCAATTTCATCAAAATGCTCCCAGCGGAAGAGCAGGCTGAGCTCATTGACAGTAAGTCAGGAAAAGCGAATAAGACGGCTAGGGATAGAGCTGAAGCAGCTATCTTTGCCAAAGCCTATAAGAACGACACGCTTATTAACCTGGTCACCGAGGTGGATAAGCCTGAGGCACGTTTAGTTTTAAAGACGCTCATGGAATTGGCGCCGAAAGTGGCGCAGTTGGAAGGCAATAAGCTGGATATCACTCCTTCGATTATCCGAGCCGCTTCAAAGATTTTGGAAGGCTACAAGAAAGGATTCAAACTCAAGGACATTGCCGCACAGAAAGAGTTTGATGAAGATCCCTATGCTGATGCAATCGTTGAACTTTTCGCAAAAGATTCTCGGACAAATCGGCATGTAGTGGACGTGTTGGGAGAACACCTCGATAGTCTGCGGGAATCTGGAAACGCGGATCAGGGCTCTTTTGACCTTCTTGGTGGTCCACTGACTAGGGAGGATGCTCTTAAAGATTTACAAGGCCGCATTGCCAACCGCTATCCAACTCCAAATGAAGCAGTAGTTGACGCCGCCCGCACCAAACAAGTTGCCGACACTATCAACAAGGATCAGCTCGTTAGCGAAAAAGCTGGCGACATGAACCAATCCATTGAAAACGAATACCGTGCTCAGGCTCAGATAGATGATGGTGAGCGCGTATCCGTAAATGAAAACGCAGTGGATCAGGCCAGAGTAGAACAAGAAAAGGCAAGAATTATTGAGGCGATGCACAAGGTCCAGAAGGAGGCGGAAGGCGATCCTTTAGAAATCCTGGCAAAGATCGAGCCCGAAGATGTTCAGGGGATGACGATTAGGAGAGGATGGTTTGCAAGAACCAATAAAAAAGAGGCTCAAGCGGCGGAAATGAGCACGCCATTCGGATTGGTGAAGGTTTGGCTTAAACATGATAAGGGTGAAGAAAAACCTGAACTCAGAGTGACAGATGATGACTTGCGCCAAATTCCTCGAATCGTGAGAGGTTACGAGCCCATCCCGAGAAGCCATGAGAAGGAAACCTCCAGAACCTGGAGAGTTATGCACAACGGAAGAGAATTGGTGCTGGTGGATAAACCGATGGAAGGCGACCCAACGGGGAAAACCCTTTTGTCCTTTTTTGTACAGGATCCCGCTAAAAGAGAAACGGGGCGCGCCAAAGGCGCTCCCCTCTCCCGTCTTCGGAATCCCGCACCTGAGGTTGAAGGCCCAAGTACGGATACAAATGCGCGCCTTTCAATATTTAGCTCTCGACCGTCTGGTCCATCAAATGATGGAGTAATCACTACGCACGGTCCGAAGACTGACACTAGTGTCAAAACCAATTTAACAGATGGAATTGAGCAAAGTCAAGAGGTTAGGGACGCAACCCAGGGAACAAATGATGCAGTGCAGACACAGCAAAATGTCGTGAATCAAGTTGTGAACGCTCTTCCAGAGGAAGTAAGGGAACCGATCAAACGGGTCGTGGCCGACCTAACTGGGGAAAGGATTGAACCAACGCTTTCACCTCAGCCAGAAGTCGGACGTGAATTTAGTTTGGAGGCTCAGTATGAAACGGCCCTTCGAGACCATCCTGACATGAAAATCACGATTGAGGATGAAAACGGTGGAACTCGTGAAATGTCCGCGGCTGACCTTTTAGATGAAGCTGACAGGGAAGCCAAACAAATCGAAAACGACGGTAAAGCACAAGGCGAAGCAATGATGTGTGTTGTTAAAAACAAGGGGATAAATTAATCATGGCAAGAACAATGGACCCGATGAAACCGGAATGTAGAGCAACGATTAGTCGTATCCTTGGAAGAGAGTTTGGCGAGGAGGAATCTAAGCGTTGGCTTGCTGATATGCGCCGTGAGTTTAGATATGTTGCAGGAACAAAAGAAGCTCGGGCGGCTGGCTGGACACATGACCAGATAGCGCAAAAGGCGGCAGAAAGGCTTGCCCAGAACTATTTGCACAAGGCGGCAAAAAGACGCATGAGAGCGCAACAACAAATTGTTGCTCAGGCCGCTCTGGAAAATGACAGGGAGAAGTATGCCAAGAGTGGTGAGAAGGCGTTTAAGTCTGTCGGCCGAGTGTTGGAGGATGTGAATAGATACATGATTGGCCTTCAGGAGCAGTACCAAGGCCAGATCGTTGACGCTATCAGCTCCATACAGAGCAAATGGTTTGGGCTTATGGAGGATAGAAAAACCGCATTTGATTTTGTTAAAGAGCTTTTTGGAGAAGATTCTGGGAACGAGGCGGCGAAGGCGGCTGTCAAAGTTTGGAGAGAAAAAACAAACGGATTCAGAGAACGTTTTAACAACGCCGGCGGTGATACTGGTGACCTCGGAGATGAATGGCACCTTCCCCAATCCCATGACATGTACAAACTAATAAACGCCGATGATCTCTTGAAAGGAAAATACGATGGGAAATACAAGGGAGACAGCAAAACAGCCTGGGTGGATTTTTTATTTGATCGGATAGACAGATCCAGGTACGTTGACGAAGAAGGACTTCCATTGAATGACGCAGAGATAAAAGAGGTGCTCGGATCTATGTTTGACAACATAACGAAAGGTAAAACTTCCACAGGCGGATCACGCGTGGCCGGAAGTAAGAGCGGATGCTTTGCTGATAGGAACTCTCAGCACCGTGCAATCTTTTTCAAAGACGCTGAATCTTTCTTCCAATACCACGAAATGTTTGCGAGAAACCCATCCATTGTGGGAACGATGATGGATCATGTCAGGTCAATGGCGAGCGACACAGCCCTTCTTGAACAGATGGGACCCTCTCCTAATTCCGCTTTTTATACCTTATACAACGAGGCAAAAGCGGAAGCGTCACAGCACCTTGCACAAACAAAGAGCACGTGGGGCCATAAAGATATATACGGTCCTGGTTTTGTCTCAGTCAAAGATATGTGGGCTAATTTGAACGGAGAGACTTCTACCGTCATGCCAACCCACAAGAATATTGCAGAGGTATCTCAAACTTTGAGGAACATGCAGGTTTGGGGAAAACTTGGTCAAACATTTATCTCTTCCCTAACAGATATTCCTTCTTACTTCCATGCAACGGGTTACACCAAATTGCCATGGGGAACGGCCTTTAGGAACCTTCTCACAACCTGGGGGAAGGCGGATAGAGAGTTTGCTATCAGAGCGGGCATTATTGGAGATTCCTTAGCAAACAATTTATGCCGTTGGACATCCGAAAGCCTCGGTTATCGCTGGTCAGGGAAACTTGCCAATGCCACCATGTACATGTCACTGCTCACACAGTGGACAAACGGAATTAGGCGAGCTTATGCGATGAACATGATGGGCGCTATCGGAAAGATGACGCGCAATAGCGACTGGGGAAAACTGGATGCATGGGACAGATTTATTCTTGAAAAGTATGGTGTGACAGAAAAGGACTACAAACTTTTTCAACTTGCTAAAACCGACCAATACCGCGGTTGTGAAATGCTCACACGCGGAGCTATTGAAGAAATCTCTGATGCAGATCTGGCAAAAATCGGAGCCACGAGAAATGATGCTGAAATCGCGGCAGGCAAACTCATGTCAGTGCTCACCAATGAAGCTCAAATTGCCTCGTTACAGCCTGACTTAGCAACCAGAACTGCAACAAATCGAGGTCATCAGAGAGGATCCCCTACAGGAGAAATTATCAAATCCTTCATGATGTTTAAGTCTTTCCCTCTAGGAATGGTTAGTGCACACATTGACAGACTTAGAGACAAAGGGCGCTTTATCCGAGAACAGGGAGGAACGAAGCGCCAGGTCATGACGGCTCAAACCGAATACTTAGCAGCGCTGATAATTGGTACCACCCTCATGGGCTACTGCGTAAATCAGATCAAGACCCTTATTGCTGGCAAGGACTTAGAGGATCCCGCGGCTATTGATACCTGGATCTCTGCATTCACTGTAGGCGGCGGTGCAGGTATTATCGGTGACTTGTTGGTTAATGCCACGGATGATTCAAAGTATGGTCATTCCGCTTACATCAACTTCATGGGGCCTGTAATTGGGACAATTCTTTCTGCCAGTGAGGCTTGGGATGCAACCAAAATCGGTGGAGATGGGGGAGCAAAATCCTGGCGATTAGCAAAGAGTAATTTGCCATTTATTAATATTTGGTACGTTAAGGCCGTTTTGGATCATACGGTGCTCAATCAATTGAGCGAGTTTTTAAGCCCTGGTTACAGAAAACGCATGGAGAAGAACACGCGCAAGAGAACGGGGCAAGGATTCTGGAGAAACGAAAGAGGAATCCGCCGCGCTCCTCGAGTGGCCAAACATCCCGATCCTTGGCCGCATCCTTTCGGTTTATTCAAGTAAGTTTAGGTGTGCGCATCAACAGTCTGGCAGACATGAGAATGTCTCTAAACAATGAGGTGTTTTCATGCTGCCAGATGTTCCGAGACGGGTGGGCCCTGTAACAGGCTTGGGTATCTCCCGAGTTGATTTCGACTTCAAGATTTTTGCGTCCTCCAATGTGCTCGTAATCCGCACGAGTAAGGCGGGCGTGGACAAAACGCTGAAAGAGGGTGAAGACTATACAGTTACCTGGGACGAAGACCAAACCGCCAATATCGGCGGCTACATCACTCTTGACGAGTTCCTCACTGACGGGGAATCGGTCACGATTCTCTCTAATGTCGCATACACCCAGGAGCTTGATTTACACGCGGAAGGTGATTTCAATCCGAATGACATCAACGTCAACTTTGACCGCACCGAAGCACAGATCCAGCAGTTAAAAGAGAAACTCTCCCGCGCCGCAGTCGCTCCCGCATCTTCTGGCATGGAGGGTGACGAATACGGTGAAATCCTCTTAGAGAACTCAACGAAATCAGGCGAATACGCCGCCCAAGCTCAAGAAGCCGCCGAAACAGCTAAGGCCGCGGCCGCAGTGGCCAGCGCCGCCCAGGATAATCTGGACGCCTCTACCGATGTGGCAGAGAACGCCGCCAAGTCTGCAAGCAATTCGGCAACCGCCGCCGCGCAATTCAAGCTTGATTCTGAGGCCGCTGCTACCACGGCCACCGAGGCTGCAGAGGTGGCTAAGCAGGCCGCCTTCTCATATCGCTACTGTGCGACCGCCACAGCAGGAGGCACGGTCAACACCTCAGCAGTCTTGCCAGCAACGCTTATAAAGATCGGCGACCACGTGATGAACTCTAGCGGCCAGATATTCCGCGTTCTGAATGTTGGTACTTCCACGTGCAAACTCTCTGGAATCATCACAACTATTTCAGGCCCTCAGGGTTTGAAGGGTGATTCAGGCAGTGTCGGGCCTCAGGGCAGTGCAGGCGCAACATTCACACCAGCAGTTAGCACGGAAGGTGAAATCTCCTGGACGAACAACAAAGGGCTTACAAACCCAGCTCCCGTAAATATCCGCGGCCCAAAAGGCGAGAGGGGTGAACGAGGTTTGCAAGGCAGTCCGGGACCCGTCGGAAGTGCGGGACCTCAAGGCCCGATGGGAAGTAGTCCGTGGGCAACCGCTTTCGGCCAATTCCGCATTGACGGAGCCGACCTCAAACTTGATTACGTCGGCCTGGACACTTCAGCAGATTTCTCAATTAACAGCAATGGGCAACTTACAGTTACGGTGACAGAATGACTACTTTAAATTTAGGTCGAGTTCGGCCAGTCTGGAAAGGTGACTGGACATCAACGGCCACCTACCTGGCTTTTGACTTCGTTAGGTACACGGACGGGAATGTTTACTTAGCCGTCCAGGACGTACCCGCAAATTACATCCCGAGCTCCCAGACCGCTTACTGGGTTTTGTTCGGCGCAAAAGGCGGAAAAGGTGATAAGGGTAGTGCGGGCAGTGCGGGCGCAACGGGCAGTCAAGGCCCCCGCGGCGTGACGTTCACACCAGCAGTTAGTGCTGAAGGTGACCTCTCCTGGACCAATGACGGGAACCTAAGTAATCCAGGCACAGTCAATATCCGCGGCCCGAGAGGTTTGCAAGGCGTAGCGGGCAGTCAAGGGCCTGCGGGACCGACGGGGCCAGCGGGCACGACAAACTACAACAACCTGACTAACAAACCTGTTTCAGACACGTCTTTAAAACTGGCTGGCGGTTTTGCCGACGCAAAGACTACTGGCGAAGCACTTGATAAACGTGTTGGAGTTGCAAGACAAACCTTCTCGGACAATGAGAAAACTATTGCCCGCACGAATATCGAAGCAGTGGCTAAAACAGAAGCCGTGCTCTTGGATGAGCAAACCATCAGTGCTACCGACAAAGAACAGGTTTACACCAACCTGGGATTGATCCAGATGTTCAAAGAATTGTGCCTGGCGAATGGCGCGACCCAGGCTGAAATCGACGCACTTCAGTAGGAGAACTGAATGACCACACTAAGTGAAATCAAAGCTCGATACCTGGCTGCGGCCAAGGCCAAGCCTATCGAGAAATACTGCATCAAAGACCACGAAGGGAAGATTGTGGCGAGAAGTAATTCTCCCGTTGTTCATGTCTTCAACAACGAGGCAGACGACGCATACGCCGCCGAGCATTACCAGCTCAAGGAAGTTTTTAACGGAATGAAGTTTTGGTACGGCGAGGAATCTCCGACAGGACTTTATCAATCTGCCGATAGCCAGTTCTACACGGAATCCGAGTTGCCTGAAAACACCGACGCATTCTGCACACAGCGCTATGCCAACGAGGTGAAGGCTGAGAGAAACGCACGAATAAGCGACACAGACGACTATGTGAAGTTGCCTGATATCACCGTTGCTAGGTCAGCAGGAGCCAAGAGATCAGCACTGGATGACGCAGACCGCATCAGTCTTGAGACATACCGACAGGCGCTCAGAAACCTGCCAGAAGTCGAAGGTTTCCCGTTCGTGGCGTGGCCTGTATTTCCGACTGCACTTGCCTATGAGTTACAGCAGAAAGTTGACGCTAGACAAAACATGAGAGGAGGATTCAATGCTTAAACAGTTGATTCAGTTGCTTGTAAATCAGCTCGTTCCTAAACGGGCTGTAAACGGGGGGGGGTAGTATCTATGGTAAGAGACCAACTGAGCTAGGCATATCTGACTGTTTGACGGGTTCGGTGGTTGTCAAAACATCGACGGCAACAGGGTACTTTGAATACGTCACTCCAGCAGATGGGATAGCCTGGTGTTATGGCACTCAGGCCAATTTTGTGGGAATACGGGCAGAAGGAATTTCTGACTGGCCGACCTTAGTGAGGTATCCCGACAATGGGTACAACATCTCAGCCTATCAATACTTTAAGAAGGGACAGAAGATTCAATACCACTATGGGCTAACAGAGGGAACCATCTACTGTTACTTCTGTCCAATTTAACAACGCCGAGCATTTAGGCTCGGCAAGGAGCTTAAATGCTAAAACAACTTATTCAACGATTGCTGGATAGTCGAACTACTCCAGCTCAAGCAGGGCATAACGCTATGCCTGTTAATATTGCTGAGGCAATAGACATTTTTCTGGCAGTGGGTTCTGAAGGCTCCTACACAGCTCCAGCTGATGGATACTTGTCGGCAATGGTCGAGCCCGGCGGAAACATGAACTTTTGGGGACAAATCCTGCCCATCTCTTCTTTCCCCATTCAAAATGTTCAGGGGAAACTTTTCGTTCCAATGGCAAAAGGTATGGAAGTAAGGTATTTCATAAACGGAACTGTATCCTTATCCAAATTCCTTAAGACGATCGGGGGGGGGTATAATCTCTTTATTTGGAGGGCTCTGCCATGCTTAAGAGCCTTATCCAATTGTTTGCTGAGAAGTTTCTGCAAAGCAAAAAGTCTTGGGTTGGAAATCAATCCCTCCCATCATCTACAAAAGTTGCCTTCACTGCTACGAACGGGCTTGAATACACGGCTCCTGCGGACGGCTGGGTTCGAATCGGAAGTCAATCAGTTACGTCGGCAACGCTGTATGCTTCAGTGGCTTCCCTTTCTTCAGGAGATGGTTCAGCTTTATGTTATGTGCCCGTCAGAAAGGGTGAGGTTGTCGTTTGCTACATCAGCCCATACACAGGACAAACAGACGGCTTCTTTATTCCCGCTGTCGGTTCTAGCTAACCTTCAGACAGGAGGCGCATTATGCTGAAAAACATTCTGAGCCTCCTGCTGAGCAAGTTCTACAGCAAACAGGAATCCGAGCTTGTAGGACATCAGGCTATGCCGAGTGCGTCCAACACTGTTATCACTCCTTCTATCAAAACAGAATGCACCACTTGGAGTGATGCACACATTGGTATTGCTCCGGCAGACGGTTATTTGTATGTGACAGGTCGCACTACCAACACTGATGGCTTTCTTCAAATAAGTTCCGATACAACTGAAATAGCAGCTACAACGTTTGGAAATACCGATAAAGACATTCGACTGCTTTTTCCTCTCGCAAAGGGTCAAGCAATGAAGGTTTCCGCAAAAAGTCTAAAGAACATTTTCTTGCGTTTTTCTTCCTCTATCGGCGGGGGGGGTATCAGCTTTTAAGAACGCTCTTCTGCAAGGAGGTGGCCTATGCTTAAGTCATTGGTACAGCTCTTTGCGGAGAAGTTCCTTACTAGCAAAAAGGAATGGGTCGGAAGTCAAGGTCTTTTCTCAAACCCAAATCCCGGAACAACGTTCTTTGTTAACCACGCTCAGGCTCAGCTTTATACGCCTCCAAGTGATGGATGGATTACATTCGGCGGAAACCGGCCATCGGTCAATGTCGGCATTACCGGAAAGCTGGGAACGTGTTGCGTTAACTCTCAAGGTTATCTCAGAATTACAACTCCGGTTCGGAAGGGGAATACCGTTAGTCTCTATTGCGAGACGGACGATCAGCAACCGCTTGAGGCAAAATTCGTTCCTAGCGAAGGGGCAACGTAGCACTTCACTTGTAGGAGGTGCATCATGCTGAAGTCGCTCCTCCAGTTATTACTGAATACCCGAACAACAAAAACCGAAGCCGCGCATTTTGCCCAACCTGCCTGGGGAGCCTCTCCAATAGTGATGACAGGAACCGACGTTAATGACGATTGGGGCTCTATCTATCAGGGCGTAATGCCTAACGACGGCGTTCTTGTTGTCTCATTTACCGGAACGAATGAATCCAGCTATGCGGCTGGCCCCGGGGCTCAGTCGCTAGTTCCGTGGGCTAATGGCGGCGGCAAGTTTAGTATGCCCGTTACAAAGGGTAGTTATGTCAGCCTTGGCGGAAACCATGTTAAGGATGTCGAACTACGGCTTTATCCGCTAGCTGCTTCCACCTAACCGCTCCGCCCCTCACTCGAGGGGCTTTTCGTCAGGTGTGCGCATTGAACTCTGGAGCGCTCCTACCATGTCTAAAAAGGAATAGACATGGAAACAGATTTCAGCCTCAGCGAGTTTGCCAGCACGGTAAACCTAATAGTGTTCACGCTCATATTGATATGCGCGGCATCGGGCTCTGCTATGCCGTATGTGAGAGCGGAAAGAGACTGGAATTTTCCGCGCTGGTTCGTTGAATTCATATCCAGTTGCGCGGCTGGCTTCATTGTCTATCTGATCCTCAGCACCTCCAAACTTAATTGGGAATGGATTGGAGCGTGTTCGGGGGTTTCTGCTTACTTCGGCCTGAAAATTATGAACACCCTTTACGGGGTCGTTACAGGCAAATTAAAACTCACCGTTCACAATGGAGCTAATCATGGCAATTAGCATGCGCTCAGTATTTGCAGGGCTGATAAAGCTCATTCTGTTTTTCGCGTTTTACCTGGCTGGCTACCTCACAAATTCTCAGTTGAATCAGTACACCATCGTGTCGCAACAAGACAGGATTAACAGTCTGGAGAACGAAACGGCCCTCCAGCGCCTCCAGATTAACGAGCTAAACCGCCGAGCGACCTCAAACACCGAGAGCATTAAACAGCTTACGAAAATCCAACAAGACCTAGAAACCCTCAAGTCTGAGGTGCAAAGACTGCACGGCCTGAAGGAGACTAAATGAGAAAGCAAGACATTTTGTTGTATCCGCCTGAGTTGGCAACTCAATTCATATCGGAATTCGAGCAGGGCTCTAAAGGGGGACCGGCACTTGAATCCTACAAATGCCCCGCGGGTGTCTGGACCATTGGGTTTGGACATACTAAGAACGTGCATCCTGAAGAACACATCACCAGAGCTGAGGCTTATGACCTTCTGGACAAAGACCTGATTCACACACAAGAGGAGCTGGCAGCGCTCGTTCACGTACCTGTTACCGAGAATCAGTTCATCGCCTTAATGAGCTTTGTATTCAACTTCGGCATTACGAAGTGTCGCAGGTACACATTATTCAAAATGGTGAACGCTGAGAACGAGGACGGAATCCGAGAATGGTGGCCTAAATATTGCAATCCCGGGACCGCTTATGAAAAAGGTTTGCGCCGCCGTCGTTACGCAGAACTAGAACTCTTTTTCAGAAAATGATCCGAGTAATTTTGATTATTGCCGCCGTCATGTTTTCGAGTCTCCTGGGTTATCACTTCGGACAACAGGAAGCCGAGTTGCGCTGGACGCAGGAAAGGGAGCGGCTACTTGCTCACCAGATTGAAACGCTACACAGAAAGGATAAAGAAATTGCTCAATTGGAAAAATCTATCGGTGTGCTTAACGATTCTGCTTTGCGGGTGCGCGAGCGAGACGCCGCGATACAGCGAAAGTTACAGAGGGAGCTTGGAGAGTGTGGTCGATTTAGACGCGCACTTGAGCTCTCTTCAAAAACTCTTGCAGAATGTGCAGAACGCGCAGTCAGCGATAGACGAATCATTGAGAGATGTGCAATCCAACTCAGATAAGCCAGGAGGCAAAAAATGACTGAATTAGAAAAACTCGGCATCCCGAACAGTGAAAGGACTAAATGTGAAGTCTGGACAAGAGTGATGGGTTACCACCGCCCAGTCGATTCATTTAATATCGGCAAGCAAGGCGAGGTGGCAGAGCGGAAATATTTTGACGAGAAGAAGTGTTGTTGTCGCAGATAAATTTGATCTTTCGGCTTTTACGCAACAACCGAAAATTTCCGTTAAAACCCTCAAAAATTTCCGTTTTACATCCATATAACGGAAATTAAACGGAACCGTTAAAGCTATCTGGTTGAATAATATTGAAAATATGGTGCCAGTCCCGGGCACCAAAAACGATTTCAGACCTCGCAGATCTGCGAGGTTTTCTTTTACGTCTTCGAAATTCTTGTTGTCGCATTTTAAATCCCATCTTTCTTAATTAACAATTAATTACAAATAGAGCAGGTAGCAGCATTTGCAAAAACTGATTTTTGAAGATAGAATTTCATTTCTCTGTTGCCCGGGTGGCGAAATTGGTAGACGCACTAGCTTCAGGTGCTAGCGCCTTCGCGGGCGTGCTGGTTCGAGTCCAGTCCCGGGCACCAGACCTACTTGTCATATCCCGTCAAGCCTCGGTTTTACGGGATTTTTTGTTGTCCGTTTTGGCATATCTCGTTATATTCAGGTTTAGATAACGGAAATTTAACGGAAACGCTAACGGAAATTCTCGAGGCGGATATGGCAGGAATAAGAAAAACTCCTTGCGGTACGTATGAAGTTTACGGATACAGACTTCAGGCGGACGGAAACAAACAGCGATTCTCAAAAACATTTAAAACTCGTTCTGAGGCAAAACGCTTTGCGGCTGAGTTAGACATTAGCGCAGAAGAACGCTCTTCCTCAATCACTCTGGCCGCGCTGATTGATGAATACATCAGCGAAGTCACTTCCCAGAAACGCTCCAAACGTACAGAGGAGATCCGACTGAGAAGGCTCCAGCGGGACAAACTGGGGACTAAAGCTCTATCGACCTTCACAAAGCAGACGATTGAAAACTACATTGAACGCCGCCTTAACGAGCGCGCAAAAAACAGAGACACGAATGTGCTCCCGTCCACGGTCAATCGGGAGCTGACAATTCTCTCTGACGTTTTTCAATTCGCTATTAAAAACGAACTTACAGATGTGAACCCGTGCCGAGGCGTGGAGAAACCACGGGAGCCAGAGCACCGCGAGAGAGTTGCTTCAGACGAGGATATAGAGAAACTTTTGCAGGCTTGCGGATGGGACGGGAAAACCGTGCCAAAGAACAAAATGCAGTTGGCCGTGGCAGCGTTCCTTTTTAGTTGCCAAACGGGAATGCGAGCTGGTGAGCTTTTAAAGATTGAATATTCTTGGATAGGTGACAATGTGCTTCATGTTCCAGCAGAGGCTACAAAAACATTGTCAAGAAGAGACGTGGCCTTGTCTGCAAGAGCTCGGGAAATTCTTAAATTAGTTATGGAGCTCGAGTATGAACCACGTGTATTTGGCGGACTTAACGATCACAACAGAGATACGTTATTCCGAAAGGTGAGGGATAGGGCCGGTCTTGGCCCTGAGTACGATTCTCAAAACCGGCTGATAAAAGAGGGTCTGAATTTTCATGACGGCCGCGCAACTTTTGCGACGTGGGCCGCGTCGCCTGACCCTGAAACGGGGGCGCCCCGTTTAGATGTCCTGGCGCTTGCAAGACAAACGGGGCACAAAGATTTAAAGATGCTCCAAAGATATTACAGAGCGAGCGCTGAAGAAATTGCTAAGCGGCTGAAATAGCGAGCTTTGCACGGGCGTGCCTTTTGTTTTCCATATAGTCATCAATGTCTTTTGTGTACCAACGGTCACGCCCATTTTCCGAGAAGGCGTCAGGCTTAGGGAACTTCGGATCCTTCATTACTTCACGGGCGGCAGACGATCCAGGAGCAAAGCCAATTCTCACCTCAACCTCAGGTTTGCTTAGCGTGAGTTTTGTAGTTTTCTGAATCAGCTTTTCAGCAATCTGACTGGAGAGTTTATCGGCCACCATGCTGGACAATTTGTCATAGTCAATATCTGTCATTTTCGTCCCTCTGATGCTTCAATTCTTCCTATTTCTCGATGCAGTTTGTCCATACAAATCTTGTCGAACTCAGCTTTATCCTCAGGAGTGATCAACATCTGGAACTGTTCGAGCATGATGTGGACATCGGCGGCTTCCTCAACGATGTGGTGCCAATGCTCCGGAGACGGTTCCTCAAAATATTCGTCAAAGGCCGTATTCAATTCATCGACTTCTTCCGGCAATTTTTCGTACACCTGATGGTCATAGCCGTAGTGGTCCATGATTGCAATCAGGCACGAGTAAAACTCCACGGCATTAGTTAGCTTCATTGTTTTCCTCCTGGAGCACTTTGTTTACCTGCTCCTTCAGTTTGTTCTTCAGCTCCATGCTTGCCCCAATCTCTTTGTTGTCACGTTTTTCCATACAGCAGGCGCAGTCCAGATAAAAATAAACGAGGCGGATCATCAGCAGCGCCTCGTCTTTTGTGAGTTCAATTTTGCCCATCATTCATCCTTAAAGAAAACTAAAAAGAAACGGTTTGTTCCGGCTTTATTGGCCGACGGCTTCTTATCGCCAAAGACTGGCTGCCGTTCCAGTACGTAAAGGAGCTCGGCCAAAGAGACATCCTTGTCAGCCCACTTAAAGATCAATGTCCCGTTAGGCTTGAGCACACGCCAGGCCTCTTTGAAAATCCGCTTCATGTCTTCATGCCAGGCCTTCTCCAGAACGCCGTAACTTTTGGCCATGTCCGACGTTTTGCCGCAATTGATCAGGTGAGGAGGGTCGAGAATCACGAGATGGAACGAGTTATCGGGAAACTCGAGGTCCCTGGCGTCCATGATCTGATCCGGGTGAATCTCCAACTTTTTGTATTGCCGTGTCCAGTGTGTTTCATCGCGGATGTCCCCAAAGAGCACGGACTTATTGTTCTTGTCGAAATAGAACATTCTTGAGCCGCACATCGGATCGAGTATCGGTTTCATAATTGACTTCTCCATAAAAACAAAAACGCACTGATTTCTCAATGCGCTTTTGTTTGGCACCCTCGATTGAGAGTGCCGTATGGATTAAAAGGCTTATTTATTAACGGCCGGAATAGATGGGCAGTTCTCCGGACAAAAGCTCTTCCAGCTTCTGGACATGAGCTTCCATCGCCTTGGCAAATACTCTCTGCAGCTGTTGCAGTTCGTACCACAGCCGAAGCTCTCCGCCGCTTCGGTCAATCCTGTAACGGAGCTTGGCTCGAATGGTGTAGGCGGGGCCGTCTTCAAACACCGGAATGCCGATTAAGAACTCAGCAGGGACGCTTACGTGACCTTCTGAAACCGCTCCGGAAGGACTTTTTTCTGTGTAGACGAAAGAAGCCATTCCGTTTGCCAAAGAGACCTTGGATCCGAACGTTACGTTGCGGACATCGTTCAGGTTTGTGACGGCTTCAAGTACTTCTGCAGCACTTGGAGCCCGCTTTCCATCTCCCACAATGTCCGCGATGTGCTCGTCAAGAAACTCAGCAAATTCGATTTGTGACATCCGCTTCTTGTTATTGGAATTCCAATCTCCCCATTCAATGCTTTTTTCAGGTTCATATTTAGCAACCTGATCCCGCCAATTCGGCTGATCGCGTTTAATGTCGTTAAAAACCGCACTTGCCATGAATATCAGAGACTTAATGGACTTGGTCAGATAAAGATTTGTTGAATCAGTTTTGTAATCCTTGACATATTGGCAGAACGATTCAATGTCATTGAAGAGGAGGAAAAAGTTTTTGATCCTGGTAGGAGCCTGCAAGAGATCTTCTCTACCGGTTACTTCCCAGGAATGTCTGCCTACAGGTTTTGCCACCATGGGCACGCCTTCAACCTCAAAAACAAACGGCGCCTTTAAATCTGCTGGCGCCGGGATGCATTGAGCAAGTTCTTCTGTTGTGAACTCTTTCACTTCTTTCTTTTCATCCATAGGTTCCTCCATTAGTTAGTTGGATGATGAATTACGCCGTCGTCATCAATATCAATCGGCGCTCTTTCTGCTTTTCCGATCTCCGGGAATAAATCTCCCTGGCGGTCGAGATTGGAAACAAGTTCCATTTTTGAATTAACAAACAGGACAGACTGGCCTGCCTCTTGTGGGATCCGGGTTGTGATTTTGTCGGTAACAATCACAGCCTCAACCATTCCGCCGTTTTTGGTGTTTGGTTTGACGGTCAACTCGATAACGAGTTTTGCCGGTTTCCCTGTTTCGTAGACGGATTTGACGACCTGCTGCATGGCCTCAGTTGCTTCCATTGAGGCCGCGCCTCTGCGCAGTGTTGCAAAGGTAGTTTCAAAGGGTTTGCTCATTTATTTGCTCCATTAAAAAAGCCCTCCGAAGAGGGCACGTTATTTTTCAACTTTGTTACGAGCTTGTATTTTTTCAATCACGTGATTTGGAATAAGGAAACATCCTATTCCAGTGACCGCCAAGACATCGCCAAATTGTTTGTTGTAGAGATCAATCAAAGACTGTCTCCTGCTGCGCAGCCGCTTTATCTCACTGTTTATGGGGAAAATGATCTTGTTCCCTTTGGTCCTGGTTGCAAGAATCAACGGGCAATCTGAAATCTGCTTATCTAGCGTGGTCAATTCGATAAACAATTTTTTGCAATGGTATTCGGCCTGATTCAGTTTAATTTCAAGTCGTACTAACTCGACAAATTCAAGAACCTTGTCTTTCTCCCAATACTCTTTTTTCCCCAGGAATCGAGATTCTGGAAAGAAAGGGTTCTTTTTTATCTGCCAGAACTTTTTAGCAGGAAGCCCTAAGAGCTTGCAGAATTCATCTTTGTTATAGAGAGGTTGACGTTTATTCTTCATAGTTCTCTCCCAAGCCCTGCACTTGCAGGGCTCTTGGTTTAATGAATTGAGAAGGGAATACAGATCCTGATCATCGAGTACGCCTAGACTTATTTTCCAAAATCCTTCCTTGTTTTTGAACAGTCTGCCGATTGCTGTGTCGTCTAATTTCACGACATACAATTTTTCGCCTTTAGATTCGAATTTAATTTCGCTCATGCGGTGGCCTCCTGTGGAGCTTCAATAACCTCGCCATCTTCAATATTCTTGAAGTCTTCGACCGAGATGGCGTTGATGTCGATTACGTCGTTCGGGTCGATCTTTTCCCCGGCTTCCCGCTTAGCATCGACATTTGCAACTTGGAGGGCCTCGATGGAAACTGGGAGGTATTTGAAGAGGCGTCTGATAACCGTTTTCAGAGCCATCTGTTCATCTCTGGAACACGCCTAATTGTCAAGAACAAATTGCCCTGCAGCACTGACTGCATAAGTTTTAGGTTTAAATTAT